ACGTGTGCTCTTCCGATCTTTGACTATAGACGGCATGTCAAATGAGCCTCCGTCACTAGGGTCTATCGCCACACCACTGGCTGAGTTTTCTGCGGGAATCCCATCAAAATCAGCTGTGGCGGTACCGGAGACCTTGAGCTCATCTCGTCTTACTGCATTGACAGCTGTCTCCACACCACGTGCTAGCTCATGGACATCACTCTCATTCGCCAGCTTAGGATAGACCCCATCTGGGTCGTTAAATCCTAGTGTGGGGCTTGATACTGCAACTGGCTTGCCGGCTAGCGCTCCATGAATGACTGGCTCCTGCTTGTCTTCATCTCTATAGGAGAGATAGACCCAAGTGCCATGTACATAGAAAGGGGGTGTATGACCTAGTCCACTATTCGCCCCATCAGCTGATAATACAGTTGCCCATGGCAAGTCAGCCGTAGGGAGTAACACTTTGTCCTCTGTGTGTAGTCCTAGAACTCTCACACGGAAACGGCCGGTCTGCTCCGGGTCATGCCTATCTTCAATTACTCCAATATAAAATTTCATTTGTTCTCCGTTTTTTGCTCGTAAGTCGCCAGTTTTATACTGGTGGTCTCCATATTGTTACTTCTCTTTGCGTAACTGTTTGTATGCCAACTATATTCACTATTATTTCTCATGGATTCTAAGTCTTTTCCTATACTCCTCAATAGTTTGTATACATACTGTTTTATTCTATATAGTCTTGTCATTGTGGTCTTGTCCGTATGCTAATATACTCGTTTGGACCTCCATTTGCTGGAGGACTAATCATATTATCTGTTAGTGCGATATAGTGTATTCTATTCGTTTCATTCTTAATAATCGTAGGTTGTATTACTGTAACATTGTGTAATACTTCGTTTAATTCATAGGTGGTTATTGTGATATCTCCTTCGCTTAATTCCACAATACTGTCTTTGTGTAAGCGGAGAATATTATCATGTCTATCCACGCCTTCTATATTCGTGGCTTTAAACGGAAGATTGGTATAGTTACTCATCGCCTACTTCACTCTCACCGTATATTGGTTCTTTGTAATTTGTTTCTGCGGCTATGGTACTATCCGTACTCTCGTATTCTACAGCGACACTATCTTTCACACAATCAAATGTGGAAGTGTATCTCTCTGAGCCTATAGCGTGTACTAAGTTTGTGATGATCCATCTGCCACTTAGAAATACATCATGTACTCTTGTTTCGCCTTTGTCTTTGGGTTCGTAACTGGGTACATGGAGTTCAATTAAATCACCAGCGGCGAGATTGGAGTTACCCGGTACGGTGACTTTTGCGGTGATTTGGTCATGGGATAGACTTATCATTCTTCGTAATTGTTTCTGATTACTGTGGTTATTGTAGTTTCTCTCATCATTGGCACTCTGTTGGTGTAACTTGGTGTCTCTGCTTGTTACGTCTATGCGTTGTTCAAAAAAATCAAATAAACTCTTGTTATCCCCTTCTTCTTCTGGTGATGTTGTAAAGAGTGGTGCCCGTTCTTGGTGTTTAATGCCGTCAAACATTGTAGCATAGTCCTGTGTAATCTTTACATATGATTTACTTGCTAGATTGTAGATGTAATGTGTTCTAGCGAGCAAGCCACTTGCGGATGCAGCCAATACGTCTTGGTTCTTTGTAATACGGTATTCTGTTACAGATTGCATATCGTCTTCTATCGCCACGTTACGAGCACTTGGTTGTACGATAAACTTCTCTTTGGGCTCACGAGGACCACTAGGTGTATGGGATAAACTCTCATAAGTGCGAAGATTGTACCCACGGTGATTTTCAAAAAAGAGAAAACCGGCACCCTCAAATACTCTACTACGGCAACGGTCTCTCACCATGTTCAGAAAGTCAAATGGTTTCATATTGTTACCGGTCAGCTTAGTGCGTAAGTCACTTGGCTCTACAGCGATTGCTTTGTTTGTTTTTAACACGTCCTGAAGTATTTTTACGGCTATCTCGTCACCAGACCCTTCGTAAGCGCTTTTTACTCGTGTACGTTGATTGAGGAGTGTTTCTTTACTACTAAAATGTATAGTATAGACTTGTTGTCTCTCCTCTGTGCGTATCATGTTATTGACTTTGTATATACGTCCTCTGTGTCTCCTAAAGTTCAATGTTTCTGTATCTTCGCTTGTTGCGATTTCAAACTCTATGTCTTCTTGTCCTATGATGGGGAGATTTTGTACATGATTGGCACTATCCATAATCGTCAGATTGCCGTATAGATTGCTTGAGTGTATGCTCTCGTATACGTTCAGTTCTAATATCAAGTCTTTGATATCCATACTCCCTGAAGCGCTATGGACGATAACACTTTCTAATTTATAATCACCAGCAAATTGCATATGCTTATCTTTGTATTAATTGTTCAAACTCGTTTCTAAATTGCGCTACGTATGCCCTATCTAGTAGTCTTATACGTCTTTTGTTGTCGTTTTCTGTTTGTTCGTGTTCGTAGTTTGTGATTGTCACTGCCCCGGCTGTATCACTTGCGACTTGTAGCTTGATTGTTGTATCACCACTTGTCTGAGCAACTTCGTAATGATGGACACCGTCTGGGTCATCATACTTGTCATTGACGTATTCTGTTAATGACGCTTGATCCATAGGCCAATCATGTCTGCTTGTAATGTTATTGACCGTCACTATGACCCAATGATAGAGTGGATTATCATAGTATTTGGTAGCGACAATATCTGGTGTCTCACCGTCATTCACGGTATATTCATCAAATACTAAACTATTTGCACGGACATTCGCTTTGAGGTTGACACGGCGTAAAATATCTGTTATAAGTGTTCTATATTGATTGGCTTGTACGTCATACTCATATGTGGGAAATTTTTTAAAGTACATACTAGAATCCCTCTACAATCTTCTCTTTTGTCATTATCTCGTTCTCTTGGAAGTTTAACGTCATATTGATTTCTGTTGGGGGAGGAGCCGCACCGTTACCGGTCTCTATTGGTCTAAAGTGCTGTGTTTCACCACCGGGACCGTAATCTACGTCCATACTCTTTAATACACTGCCAGCCGTGAATGGGTACCAAGTGTTTTCTTTCCCTTGGAACATATAATACACTTCAAATTCACTAGGGAATATCAAGTGACGACCTATTTCTTGGTCTTGTACTCGCTCAGGCAGCATGTGAAACTTAAATAACTTGATAATATTATCTACGGTACGCACCTCATTCTCTGTCCTTGGTGTAAAACGAAAACTAAAACTGTATTCACGCAAATCCACAGATTGGAATATCGCCTCTACTGCTGGGTTTAACGCTTTCTGCATTCCTTTTCTTATAACACCCTCTAAGTCACCAGCACCTACAAGATTTGTAATGCCGGCACCTATTTGAAGACCAATTGTGTCTATAAATGCGTCTTTGATTGTGTTAAATGTTCCGCTGTTAGATAGATTTGCCAACATACTATCAATACTTGTACTATCTGCAAGCTGACCACCAATGACACCGGCTAATCCAGTATCACTATTCTTATAGTTTGCGCCGTACTTTGACTTGATGTTGGGTGGCATGTAGAGTGATATTACGTCACTTGTACGTTTTAAACGACCACTACGCTTTAATGCGCCACTTAATCCCTTTTCTTCTCCTCTTTTGGCTAACTTCTCATTCCCTTTGTAAGGGTATGCCGCTGAAGCGCTTGATGTTACGCCCTCTGCTTTCTTATGATTTTTAAATACTGTCTTTTGTTGACCACGTTGTCCTTGGTCTTGTATTGTCTGTGTTGTTGATGTTACTTGTGGTCCGCTGTATCTACTCTTGCTTACTTCGTAGATGTAAAACATAAGATAATGACCAAACTCTGCTGTACCCAAGTCATCCGGATACTGTACAGTACCCAATGAGTATTTGTTCTTATCTATATCTAAATGTGCGGTTGATGTGTTGCTTCTTGTCTTACGAGATAAATCTACACCAGCAGCTGCTGTTGATTGACTTGACCCACCCAATATACCGCCAAATAGCTTACTTCGTAGTTTGTTTGCTAAGCTTGACATAATACTATTTATGTGTTATAACGGCGAAATTGTTGACCAATGTTTCAATACATCCTCAGTAATAATCTGAAACTTATAATCTCTTTTCTTACAGTATGCTTCACACGCTTCCCACTTCGCTTGATTGATGATGTATTGTTCAGTAGTGTATTTCCAATCTTTTGTTACACGCTTGGGTTTAGGAGGCATTTTTGTGTATTTTTTAGGCTTGATTTCTAGCACGGATTGTGTTATAATACCATCTTTGTTTTTATACTTTAGCCACACGTCTGGGAAATACCGGTGTATCTTCTTATCAAACGGACTGCGATACGGTACAAAAAACTCCTCACTAGACCATTGTAACACAGCCGGTGAGAGGTCACAATACTTAAATACTATCTTTTCCCAACTACTGCGAAAGATGATATTGGTAGGGTCACCCTTGTACTTGCTCTTGTTGATAGGTCTATACTTGTTAGATACCGGCATTCTATGTACATACTTCCCTATTTTCTTCTTTGCCATGTCCATATTTAGACATAAATAGTATTATTATGGCAACTCAATCAATATTTGATACAATTCGTACGGCAGCGGCAGATAGAGACTTATCTATCAATTGGTATAAAAAGAAAGTCGCTGAGTTATCAAACAAGATATCTGCAGCTAAACTTATGCGCTCTGGTAAATTGTTCAGTACACCGGGACCCGGTGCGTTAAACTTCTTTCGTTATGACCCAAAGACAAAAGTATTGTTGCCGTATTATGATATATTCCCACTTGTACTACCAATACAACCGGCACCAGGGGGTTTCTTAGGGTGTAACTTTCACTATCTCCCTATCCCACTACGCATGAAATTATTAGAGACACTAGACAAAAGAAATTTTAAGGGAAATTATAAAGCATTGAAGAATATAAAAGAAATTAAACCAACGATTAAACACTACTTGCGTTCTCAACTCAAATCAAAATTTTTGAGATTAGAACCAGATGACTTTGCACCCGCTATACTTATGCCAGTACAGCAGTTTAAGAAAGCAGGAGCGAGTACAGTTTGGTCAGATAGTAGGAGAATGATTTAATGGCTATCTTTAGACAGGGTAAGAGAGTAGGACCGTTTGATATAAGATTAGGACTACCACGTGGGAGAGAGTATGATAACATACCCGGTGATCCACGTATCAAACAACGTGCAAATCCAGAAACAACAGTTAATCGTTTTAGAGGAGCGTTTTCAACTGGAGAGGGTGTTGCTCGTGGTACTCGCTTTCTCGTAAACATTACATTGCCATCTAAGATACAAACAGATACAAGAAGTGGTGGTAATTTTGAGCAAGCAAATGCCGGTAATACTGCAAACAGTAACAACGTGGACATGGCACAGCAAGTCGCTTTGATGTGTACGAATATCACTATGCCAGCAAGAACACTCAATACAAGTCCATACCGTATCGCTGGTGCGCCGTATAAATACCCTACTAGCGTACAGTATAGTGACATTACTGCAACGTTCATTGGTGATAAGTTTTTACGTCTTCGTAACTTCTTTGAGGAGTGGCAAGCACTTGTTTATGATAATCAAACTGGCATGTTTAACTTCTACAAAGAATACACAGCACCAATAGATGTGTTTCAGTTAGGGTCATTTCAAGTCGCTGAAGATAGAGACAGAGCAACATATGGTATCAGAATGAGAGAAGCATTCCCAAGCGCAATAGGAGAAGTCAACTACGATAGTGGCACTCAAAATAGTTATGTTGCAATTACAGTTACATTCTCGTATAGAGATTGGTTAAACTTTGACTTAGATATAGACAGCACCGGTAAAGTTGGTGGTCTATCATCTGGTGAAGTAAAACCCGGTGGTGGTTTCTTAAACGGACTCCCACCAGAATTAAGAAGAACCGGCCGTGATGTATTGAATGGTTTGAAACGGTCAATTCCAATTGGTAAAGTATTTGGTGGTAAAATATTCCCGCCACTTACTTTTTAATATTATAAAGGAGATTAAATTATGG